TACAATAACATAACCAGAGCCAGAGTTAAGACTATATACATCTGCTGATGTAAGTGTGGATGTTACGGTTTTATAGTACCTGTTAGCACTAGCAGTTGAGGTTATTCCTGTTACGTGGCCATAAGTATCTATTGTTAGGTCCTGCACCCAAGTCTCACCAGAATTATTTACACTTGTTGCTGATGATGTGTCCTCATGATTCACAGTGACCCTGTCAGTAGCACTAACTGTAGTTGATATAGCATTCCCACCAGTAATCGTTAGTGTTTCGCCATTACTTATAGTCTGATCACTACCACCATCAGCGGTTAAAGTAAATGTTGTGGTACCACCAACAGAGGTGTTTTTACTTACCTTACCATTTGAATCAACAACTAGGACACTTGACTCCGATGTAGTAGTTAAATCCTCTAAGTAAACATCATTACGAAACCTAGATATAAAATCCCAAATATGCTGGCCTATCCATTTCATTTTTATATTTCAAATCCAAAATTTAGAATCATAAATCTAAACCTTGGGCATACACCCCTGTTCTCACATCTCCAACACGGACAAAACATTAATTCAAATACCGTCAAAGTACTTATTCTTAATGCTAGTTCGTATCTATCTTTTTTATTTCCCGATTTCCAGGAATTAATCCAATTTATCATAGTTTACTTCTTTTATATATTATTACACATTTATTGGTGAGCATAACATTTCTTGTTTTTATTCTCCGTCTTATTCTTACATCTCTTGCCAGATGAGGTTGTAGCTGTACACCTATATTCTTTTAATCCATCATTATCTCTATCCATCCCATCTTTAAATTCCATGTGATGTACGCACTTCCAACTTTTAGCTTTTGTTTCGGTTGTCATACCACATCTTTTACCAGATGAGTTAACACCAGAACACCTAACGGTTTTTATACCATCTTTCTTTTTCTTCTCTTCGTCATCTTTCTTTTCTTTGTCTTTTTTCTTTTTGTCTTCTATTTTCTTATTTTCCTTTTCAATTTTCTTTTTTTCTTTCTTTTCATCTTTAACCTCCTTCTTAGCTGCTTCCAACTCTTCATCTTCAGCACCAACACTCCATCTATTCCAACCACCTAACATTGCCATTCTTTGCCATAACTCATGATTACCTGTTACCGCTTCTTCTATGTTGTTAGCTTTGTTAATTAGTCTAGCCATTGGGAGGTTTGTTAACGCTTCAACGACATTACCAACAATACTTAAAGTAGGGTTTTCAATTCTGTATTTTAATTTTTCACCAACACCTCTATTAAATTTGTCCGTTTGAATAGCGTTATATATCTTCCTAAACTTACTACCAAGAGGTGGTGATAGATTTATAGCTTCAATAATTGTATACGTCTGATCAGCGTTCCAACCCTTTTCTCTTTGTTCATAGAATTTCATTATAGTGTTTTTAAGTGTTGACACAGCTGCACCCCAAACACCAGTACCTCTTAATAAAGTATCAAACGCTCCATTTAAAACTCTTTCAGTTTTCTTTTTCTTTTCTTCTTCTTCATCATCTCCACCAAACATCAAGAAAGCTAAACCAGTTTGTAGTACACCAAATATTATATTCTGTATAAGACCATAGTACATTATCCTAGATACATTAGCTTTAAAGCTACCCCTACCATTAACAAGATCAGAAAGAGCTTTTTTAGTTAAACGCGTCATCTGCATTGGAGTATTTTGCCAAGCTAAAATCAACCTACCTAAAACACCAGCTTGTTGCTGTGATATTAAATCAGGTCTAGAAGACTGTTGTGTTTCTTCTGCTATTTCTTGAAAATCTTTCCAAGCTTGCTGTGCAGCTTGTTCTGGGTGCATACCTTGTTTTATTAAACTCTTTAATCTGTTTCTATAAAAACTTGCACCACCCATAGCTATAGCAAAACTATCAGCTATCTGAGTTGGTAAGAATCCTTTCTCCAACAAAAATCTAATAACAGCCTCTGGTTTACTTCTACCACCCTTGTACGCTTCAGATAACTCATTATAGTTAACGTCTATCTGCAGACCAGACCTCCTTTGCTTCAACATGTCTGAGTTAAATATCATAGCAAAATCGCTCCAGAACTGAGGCTGATTAGCAAACGCTGCAGCGGCTTTAAATATATTATTGTCTTCCCAGTTTATAAAGTTAACCGTAGATATTGTTTGTAGTAAAGCTGATCTGGTATTAAAGAACATGACAGCTCCAACAGAACCATTTATCCAGTTCAAAAATTTATTTACAATTCTATTTTGGCCAGTAGGTCTATTACTACCAGTTTCCATTCTATACATTATATCCTCTAAGGCTTCTCTAGTGGGAGCTCCATATATAGACTCTATTTTATTTAAGTTGTCTTTTGAAAATACAATGTCTTTGTTTGCTATCCAATCGGCTAGAAATTTAGTTCTACCACTGTTAGCTATAGACTTTAAATCCCCAGCTATACTAGTTACAGCCCAGTTTAGATCTGGTTCTCCATAACCTTTTGTTATTCTACTTAGTCCCTCAGCAAAACCCATTAAATCAGAATTGCTATTAACGTGGTTAATCAACATCTCAATCTGAGTTTCAGACAAACCAGGCATAGTGTGACCAGCTTTGTTCCATAGATAAACCCTTATAGCGTCCTCGTTTGTAAAAACCGAATCACCTATTTTGTTATCAAAACTCTTAGTAGTATTAGGCATACTCTTTTTTAAAGCCGCATAATCATTAGCCATGTTCTGTCTAAAAGCATTATAATCTCTAACACCATTTGCAAATGGTTCTAGAAGATATTTTTTAAAAAACCCAAAGTCCTTATCTCCACGTTTTCCTTTGCCTAAAAAGTTATATAGTAAACCTTTAAAATCCTCAGCTGACGGTGGTACAAAGAATTTTTGAAAAATACTTAGATCTCCTTTAGATTTCTTAGCCTCATCTGCTGTTATAACTCTTTTAGAATCTATACCAGAAGCTCTCTCTAACATATCATTAAACTCCTCATTAATAGCGTTGTGTGTGTCAACAACTCTACTCTTCATGCTTTCGTTATTCTTAGACTTAAACTCGCTAGAGCTAACTGTTTTGATATTATCTAATTCTTTAGATATCTCTCTACCCTCCTTTGTTGTTAGGTCTATTTTTAAACCACCAACTCTTCTGAACTCACTAGATCTAACAGTTCCAATTATTTCATATCCCTTCTTCTTTAGATCTTTTTCTATTATATCTATTTGTTTTCTAGCGTTATTAGCCGCTTTAGTGAATTCATCGGCAACTACCTCTGGTAATAGTGTTTTACCTTTAATATCTAGAACAGCTTGAACAGAACTACCTTTCATATCCAATTGCTCCATCACGTGCTTAACAGCATCGACATTTGGAAGAGCATCATCAACGAAATAAACATCATTATAACCCTCTTTGAATTTATCTAAAATCCACATAGCTTTCGCGTCTCCAGAACTTTGACCTAGTCCAGTTATATTTTCTGGTGGAAGGTATATTCCGTTAGCCATTAACCAACCGTGTATAGCAGCGGCTGATTCTTGAGGTCTAGCTGTTAATATAAAATTATTTTTAGAACCAAACTTTTGTATTCTGTTTTTTAATTTCTGAAACAATGGACCCTTGGTTCCACCTTTTACATTTATGAAATCACTAAAGTCAAATTCCCAACCCTGCTCCATCAACTCGGTGCCTCTAGTTGGCCAATCCTCAGAGCTTATAGTTTCTCTCTCTCCGGTTTTAGGGTTAGTGGCCTCAATAACGTTTTTACCATCTATTATTAACGTTTCATCAAAATCAAAAGCAGACATGCCTTTTATTTCAGGTATTTTTTTACTCTTCATAGATTCTGAAAACACGTTAGCCTCTTGTATAACGTTTTGTTTTTCACGCTTAACAACCTTATCCCCCATCTTAACAAACTCTCCTCCTATAACCTCTCCTGTTTGTATGTTTCTTATAGGCACCATACCTGGTCTACCCCATGTTTGAGGATTAAAATACCTTCTCCAAACTTCCATTCCACGTTTATATCCTAGTTGCATAAAGTCTCTTAATCCAGCAGCTATTAAAACTTTGTCCATATCTTTAGGAATGATAGCTACCTGGTAATCATCCCAGTGATCACTAGGTAAACCAGATGGATCGTTTAACAGAGCCTCAATTGTTTCCATTATCTTTTTGTTCGTAGGCTTCATGTGTTCATACTCCAGGTCTGTACCTGGGTTTTTTACATTTCCAACCCCAACACCTATGTACGCTAGGTTAGCTGCTCTCTTCATAGGTGAATCCATGTTTGAACCTAGCATTCTACCCAACATAACTATATCCTCGTATTGGTGCGTACCCTCATATATACCTTGAGCATACATTTTAACTAAGTCCTCAACTATACTTCTGTTTTCTTTAGCTTGAGCTAATCTACCATCATAATCTTGATCCTCTATAGCATTCTTAGATTTCTCTTGAAACATGCTTAGGTTTAAACCTTTTTCATTTTTTATCTCTGTCCATGTTTTGTTTTTTATATCTTCAAAACCTTCAGCTTGAGATATTGTATTTATAAGATCTTGAGTGTTAACAAAAACTTGACCTCTATTAACCTCTGGTACGGGTTTACCATTTCTAATTATAACATCACCAACTTTCGCCTTACCCTCCTTTACGGCCTTGCTTCTACTATTATACCTTCTCCACTTGCTACCGTATTCAATTATGTTACCCTCTTCATCTAATTTATCTTCCCATTTAGGATCTAAAACTAGTGTCCCCTCTGTGCACCAACTACTTTTACATAACACTAATCTACCGTCACCAGCTTTATTAGCTGATGAATACATGCCTCTAGCAAAATATAAGGATCTCAATATTTCATCCACACTCTTACCCTCTGCTCTCCACTTGTTAACAAGCTTAATAACATCTCCTCTTCTTTTATTAACTCTCTCTGGGTCTAAGAAAAGTTCACTAACACTACGAGTATCAGTGACAAACTTGTTTCTATAAGTGTTTAACAATCCACTTTCTAATAGTGTTCTCTCTGTTTTCCCTATTATAAAAGTTTGAATATCATAAGCATCGACTATACTATCTCTATTTTTAGTAGACTCTAATTCATCAAACTCTTTCTTCCAATCGTACCAATCCTGAGCTATGCCATTTATTTCTCTTCTTGAGAGCATGTCTCCATATATACTGGACAGGTGAGACTCTATAGACTCTAAATCATCCATATTAACGTGGTGTAAAGTACCAATCGCTTCTGACCATAAATCCTCGTATACATCTATATTTCTAGGATCAAGTTTTTTACTAAATACTGCTTCAGATTTTCCGTCAGCTAACTTAGCGGCCACCGCTTCTGTTGCCGTACCGTTAGTAACAGCGTCTATTCTCATCATTTGATTAGCTGATATAACGGCTATTTGCTTGACTAATTCACGTATACTTCCATCAGCGTCAGTTCCCGATCGGAAACTGCCATTAGGGTTTATTCCAAACATACTTAGGAACTCGTCTTTACCTATGTTACTTCTTTTTTCTTGAGCATACTTTTGCCCACCCTTTTTGTCGGCACCATCTCCAACTTTAACTCTATCTCCTTTTATGTAAAAGTCACCTAGATTTGTGTTAGCTACGCCTGTTGCCCAACCACTTTTATCTTCACCCTCTGGTAACATCTTAAATAATGTGTCATCGAAGCTACCATCTTCATTTATTGATTTGTCTAATATGTAAGCTTGCGCTGCCCGTCTTTGATCCCCGTCTAAATCTTGAGTAGATAGTATTCTAAGTGGATCAACACCAAACTCAGTTGACACTGCATTTAGTATTTCAAACAAAGGTCCTATTGGTTCTGTTTTCTTTTCTGATGTTGGGGGGAATAACTTAACCTCCCCTTTGTTTTTACCTGTTTTATAAACTTGTGGTTTACCAGTTTTTTTATCTATTTTTGTAAACTTAGTTACATCATCTAATAATCTTTTTATGCCCTTATATGGTCCATCAGTTTTAATCAAAGCACCTATATCTATACTAGCGCTTTTAATAGTATTGGTAATACTATTCATTACATCTGGAGTGAAGTTTAGAGCATCACTTATTATTATTTCATTTATCAATATTTCCTTGGCAGCGTTTTTTCTACCAAAAGACAAGTCCATATTGTCTATGGCATCAAAAGCTGAATCACCCTCTCCACCAATAACATCTTTAAGCGTTGATGTTCCTTCTTTTGTTGATATCTGCTTGTCTAAAGACGGACCTCCAAAACCAGGTTGATCTTTAACCCATTGTTTTTTTACATTCTCTTTAGCTATCCATATAGCTCTATATGTACCAGTTAACCAACCAAACAAACTAACTTTCCCGTCTCCAACAGCATCGTAGTTAAACTCTCTTAAATAGTTACTTTTATTATTTTTTATTTTCTCAATTTGATCTACACCATCTTTAATTAATATTTCTTTTTTCTTTATTAACTCTTCTATCTCAGCTATTTTTTCAGTTGATTTTTTATTCAACCCGCCTGAATACATTCTCGCTAGCTCCTCTTTAACATTCCTAACAAACTCCCTCATTCTCTCTGGTTGAACACCTGAATCAGAAGCTCCTTGCATTATCAAACCATCGTGAGCTCTACCCTCTAATAAATGCAACATAGCTCCACCATAATCTGGCGAATTTTTAAACTCTTCATGATTAACGTATTTTGGTGTACCATCTTCATTTAATATAAATTGATCAAACTCTCTTTTTAAATCAGGATTACCACGTCTGTTTAAATCAACCGCGTGATCAAAAGACTTCATAGCCTCTCTTTCTTTAGTTTCCTTAGCTCCTTTAAACATTTCACCTTTAGCACCATGAGCCATCATCCTCGCTAAAGCTGGACTAACTATATTGTTCTTTAAGTTGTAATCAAAGTCTTTTATGAAATTTAAAACATCTTGAGTTTCATTAAACTCTATGTCTCTTTTAGTATAATTTTTACTCCACCTTCTAAAAAAGTCTTTAAACTTATTAGTTGTAGATTCATTTATTTGAACCTTACCGTCTCTCATCATTTCCGATAATATAGTAAAAGACTCTTCACCTTTCTGACTTTCTCTATACATTTTCATTCTAGCCTCATATTCAATCCTAGCATCACCCTTAAATGTCATCTTACCACTATCTATTATTTCTTGCATCTTTTTCCCCATAACCTTCCTCATCCTAGGATCACCCTTCATTGTCATCCGCATAGCAGCATGAAGAAACTCATGTGCACCAGTATTAAGTTTTCCGTCTGTTAAAGCTAAGTCTTTATTGACAACTACCCTCATGCTAACCAGATTTCTGTTCTTATCAAAAACAGGTATCATAACACCATAGTCGTTACCCTCAGCTAACAAAGACTTGGCTGTGCCCTCTTGTTTTTTAGCTTCAGCTAGTTTTTGTTGAGCATCTGATTTAGCTTCTTTGCTAGCATTTTTATCTTTTAAAACATCTCTTAAAGCCTCTATTTCAGCTTGCCTCTCCATTAAGTAATCATCAACTTGAGCTTTAGATTTGTCTCCAAGTTCCTTTGTATTTATATCAGTAAACTCATCTTGTCCAACTTCCTCTATTACTGTTTGCACGCCTCCTTGTTTGTTAGCTAGTTCAGTTTGCCTTTTCATGGTATCCATTTCTCTAGCGTAATTAGAGTTTATGACGTTAACTCCGTATTGAGATAGTATGTTTTGTTTTGTAACCTGTCTCATAGAGACCTTTTCGTTAAGCTTTTTTATTTGATCAAACTTTTCTTTATCAGACAGTTTGCTATCCAGCATAATCTCTTCAGCTCTCTTTCTAGCGTTGTAGTTTTGCTTTTCTATATTTACTAAAGCTTTTTTCTCGTGGTCTTTTAATAAACCAACTCTTTTTATATCTTGCTCTATTAAGTCATTAGCCTCTTTTGTTAAACCAACTATCTCCTCTTCTATAGCTAGTCTTTCTTTAGATTCTTTAGGGAGTTTGCTAGCTCTCTTAGATAGGTCTTCTATTTTTGATGTTATCTCCCCCGTTTTCTCGTTTGTATCCTTTGATCTAAATGGAGCGGACATAGCTCTACCCAAAGAAGGAACCTTCATGCCTTGAGAAATAAGCATACCACTTACAAAAGACTCTGCAACACCATCCCATACGTTAGCGTCTTCAACACCGGATAATACATCAGCAAAATTACTAGATACTTGAGCTACGGACTCTGAGAAGCCTTCTTCAAAAACATCTTTAGCACCAGCTTTAGCATTATTCCATGTGAATACATTTTGCTTCAAATGTCTTTCCCAACCAAGTTTAGCTGCCTTAGAGTTTTTTAATATACCTTTAAACTTGTTCATTTGCCCAAGCGTAATTTTCTCAGATAAAGCCTCTGTTGTACCAGTGAATAAAGCGTTTGTAAACATTGACCCCCAAGAGTGGTTGTTTCCATATAAACCACCCGTTCTTTCATACTCATCTTTAGCATCATTTAGTTGCCTCCATTTAGAACCAGTACTGCTAGCACCCATTATCCAAAGCGAATAACCACCAGTTGCCCACATAGTTGCTAGTATAGGTATTTGAGAAGCTATAACACCAGAACTCCACTCACCAATATCACTTAAAGAATTTATATCCTCAAATCTAGTTGGCTTCTCTATTCTATCATTAATTTTTTCTTGCTGCCAATTATCTAACCAATCATTCCACTCATCCCATTTTCTAGTCTTGTTCTCAGTGTTAACAGTTTTACTAGCCTTACTATAAGCTTCAACACCTGGATTGTCAATAGCTTTTAACACTTCTCTAGGCATAGATAAAAGCCAATCTCCAGCTTCAGCTATACCTTGACCAAGGTCTATAACAGCATTAGTAAACTGGCCAGCCATAACAGTTCCTTGTTGATAGTTTCTTTTCAAGGCACCTATAACGGTTTTCATATCACTATCTGTCAAGTTAGTGTTGTCTAGTTGTTTACCTATTTTATTAGCAAACTTTTCATATTGACCTCTCTTTTTTTGTAAGAAATTAAATCTATCTAATTTCTCTTGGTATGTAGCTCTAAATTGCTTCACCTCAGCGTTATAACCATCAACCCCTTCTTGTGTGGTTAAGTCATACTTGCTTTTTAATTCTTCTAGCTTCTTTGTTCCGTCACCTATTGAGTTTAACCAATCAGCATTACCACCTATCTCATTATATATATTTTCCAAATCACCATAAACAACATTAAACTCGTTGACTTTCTTAGTGTTCTGCTTACTCATAGCTTCTCTCTTGTCAACAGCTAGTTCAATTAATTCTTTCTGTGTATCAGATTTTACAAATGGGTTGTTGCTAAATTTTTCAATTTGTTCTTTAAGATTTTCCTCGAGATACTTGTTCATTTGATCTTGCTCGAAGAAGTTATCTACATATTCCTGCTCTTTATCCTTATCTACCTTTAAAGCGTTATATATGTTTTTATACTCTTTACTATTTAATATATCTATACCTTTCTTGGTTAACCCACCATCTTCATCATACATTCCATCTAACTTAACTCCAGTTTGTGTTTGATACTTTTTTAAAGCTTCTTCTTTCCTGTAACCCTCTTTACCATTGATAATTACGTCAAGGTTTGTTCTATTTTTTCTAAAATCTTTTTCAAGAGTTGTACCTTCTAATTTAGATTTTTTATCTGTATAATTTTTGTAAGCATCACTTAGTTTCCAATTAGCATAATTAGGATCTTTAATATCATAAGACATACTTTTATTTGCTGATTGAGCTGTTATAAACTTATCATACTCTTTTAATACAGCTGCATCAGAATGACCATCTAATCCCCAAGCTTCTCTAAGTTCATCTATTTGTTTTTGAGCTAAACTTTGATTAGGCTTTATTTCATTAACTTGATCTTGATTGACACTAACGTGTGATAAAAACGCCTCCAACTTATCACCTTGGTGATCAGCGTTTTTCTTCATCCAATCATTCATCTCTTTAGCTGCCCTTTCATGATTCGTTGTAGACATACCTATGTTGAATATCTTGGATTCACCATTTAAGGCTGTAACCTCTATCCTATCCATACCTATGGTTTTTTGTTCAAATGTAAAACCATACTCCATCCACTTGTCTCTAAGATCTTTTATAGCAAATTCTTCTGGCTGATGAGTTATATCAGTAGTTATCTCAGGCATTGGCCCAAAAGTCTTATTAAAGTCTTGTTGATTATTTAGTTGTGATTCCGATAAAATACTTTCCGATTTGAATTCCGTATCGTCGTACAGATTTTGTGCTACGGTGGGTTGCTCTGTGTTCGCACTCTTCACAGAGCTGTTTGACTTTCCCGTTAATGGGGTTGCATCTGGGAATTCTGATTCAAATTCCTCTATACTATTAATGTCGACAGATCTTTCTTCTCCATCGACATTGTATTTTTTTACTTCCTTTTCTTTAGGTTTTGCATCTGGAAATTCTTCCAAAAACTCATTTTCATTTTCTTCTTCGACAGTGTATAGTTCACCGTCTATATAATATTCTTTTGCCATACTGTATCGTTAGTTACCCGTTATTAATAATTAGTTTTATGCTTCGTCCTCGTCCTCGTCTTCGTCTTTGTCTTCGTTTTCGTTTTCTCTAATCTCTGTTATTTCCTCTTTTGTCTCTTGAGTTTTCTGTGATTGAGATTCATCTTGATTTTCGCTCCTTTGTGATTGAGGTATATAATTACCATTTTTATCAAATGCATTATTAACTACCTCGCTAGTAGTCTCTGTGTCTTCATCTTCAATAACAGAACCTCTTTTGTCTTTTAAACCCTTTTGGTGCTGGTTATGCAAGTATTGAACCATCCACTCTGACATTTCTTTTTTACCCAACTCTTCATTTGATATAACAGCTTGAGCTATATTCTCTATTTCATCATCACTCAACTCACCATCTAGGTTCAAGTCTCCCTGTAATATCATTTCTTCTGTTACACCTAGGTCAGCGTATGTTCTTCTACCCTCATTGAAACCACCTATAGCTTCTTTTAAATCACCATGAAAAGTTCTAAGTGGAATTATCTCATCGTATACTAGAGATTGATACTCTCCGCTAGCTAAAACAGACCCATTAACTATATCAGATGCTTTCTCAAAATCAAATTCACCAGGAGTTTCTTCTGGCAATGAGTTTTTAGCTTTATTATATATAGCACTTCTAGCGTCTTCAAGATTTTTCTTAGCTGTTGCATCAACCATTTTCACCATGCTATTAACCTGCTGTAGTGAGTTCCATTTTTGTGGATTAGATTTTATAAAGGTATTCATCTCATCAATCTTAGATTGCAGTTTACCCATTTCATCATAGTGATCTTGAGTATATAGTAAACCTTTATCATCTAAGTTTTCTAAGTTTTTTAGTTTAGCTTGAGCTTGGTTCAACTCTGTTCTTGCATTATTTATTGCAGTGTAGTCAGTCATCATAATGCCGAAGTCACCTTTGTTTTCACAATCATCAGTGCCGTCTGGGCATTTCTTTTTAGTTAAACGTTTTTTATCTTTTAGTATTTCTAAAACATCTTTACCTTGTTGTGTTCTCAAGAAACCCTCACTAAGATTCCCGTTTATGTAATCAGTGGACAAACCTAGTCTCCATTGAGCGTATTGATCTGATTGTTGCTTCATTTTTTGAAGCTGAGCCATTTCTTCTTCTTTTTGCCTAGAGTTACCATCTAGGTACTTTTGTTTACCTATACCAGCTTGATCTCTCATACCACCAATTTCACTAGTTGGTAGAGCTCCACCGCTGTCTATTATTCTTTGAGCACCAGAACCGACGTCCCATGATTTTAACTCATCAGCTATAGCCATTAAGCTTTGGTGTTGCTTGTGTATCCAACCTTGATATACTTGGTTACCGGCAGCATCGTAAGCTCCTCTAGCTAAAACTGGATCTGCTCCTTTTAATGGTGATGATTTTGACATATTAAATTATATTTTTAAATTCAACATCTAACTTAGAGTAGTCTACCATGTCATAACCGCTACTATGTTTAATGATTGCTTCTTTTGGAATTTCATCTGACATAACACCTTGATATATTCCTTTTCCTAACTTATCGTTAATATATTCAAATGTATACATCTTAATACCTCTTGGTGAACTACCTATATGCTTTATATTCTTCTTAAGTCTTCTGTCTGAGAAACCAGCTACAAGACTACCTATACCACTAATTGTTTTTCCTAGAGCATCAGTTTTTTCAGCACCGGCCTGAGCAGCTTGTTGTTGGTATGCTGCTGTTTCTTGTTGCGACATACCTAATACCGTAGCATGTCTATCTAACTCTCTAGCTTGAGATATTGATTCTCCCTCTGCAATTTTAGCATCAATACTAGCTTGACCTTGTCTGGCCATTTGATCAACCTCAGCCGCACCCTGCGCTTCTAGTTGCTGAAGGCTTCCAGCTTGTTGAGCTGCGGCCATTTGGTTTTGAGCTTCTTGTGCTCCTATAGAAGCTGAAGATTGTTGAGCTTGTAATTGACCTTGTTGAGCTAACGCTTGAACAGTTGATGCTATACCAGAACCGCCAGCTGAAGCAGCCATAGTGTCCATTATATTAGCTTGAGACTGTTGAAACTGTTGAGCTTCAAATTGAGCTTGCTGTTGATTAACTGTTAAGTCTTCCATTGTGTTTTCTAAACCAGCATATTGGTTTTTCATACCAGCAAATTGATTTTCTAAATTAGCATAAGGATTGGATAAGTCAGCCTCCATGTAGGCTTTTTTATCCAATGCCATTTGGTCTCTAGCAGCTTGCTCTTTAGCTTCCGCAGCTTTTTTTCTTTTACCAGCGCCAATAAGACCTATAGCACCTACTGCTGTAGACGCTAATGCTCCCCAAATTTTATTTGGAGAAGCTTTACCACCGGATTGTGTACTTGGAAAACTCATATTATATTATATTAAATTAAAATTATTCATCTTCTTTTTCAACTTCTTTTTCAACTTCTTTTTCAACTTCATTACTAGCCTCTTCTTGTTCTACTTCTTTCTCCACTTCTTTCTCTACGCTTTCAAATTCAGTTCCCTCAGTAACACCATCTTTTGTAATACCTAGGTGATTCTCAGAGTAAGTGTCAACGTATTTACTTTTCTCTTCGTCAGTCGCTTCACCACTTTGAATTCTTTTTTCTAAATAAGCTCTATCCTCAAAATTAGTAGAACCATCACCTAACCCTGGTTGATCACCTTTGAGAGCTCCTTCTGGCATACTAGTGTCATCAGGATTTATAGCCTCCATGTTAGACGACCACTCTTCAGGTGATTCATCAGCTTGTCTACTGTGATATGATTTACCGTCGAATTCAAATGTTTTATCACCACGTTCTCTAGCAGCTTGGAATGCATCTCCAAAGCTTGCACTTTCCTCTGGCTCACCCACAATCTCTTCTTCTATTTTGTTTTCTTCAACCGGATTAAAACTATCTTGAACAACCTCACCAGTATCGTTATCTGTAACAGTTGTACTACCATCTTCCTCGGTTGTTACCGTTGCATTTTGAACGTTCTTTTTTTGATTTTTTACTATTTCTGGAGTATCATCTATAATGTTTGTTTCCTCAGTAGTCTCGTTATAATCTAAAGTATTTGGGTCAAACGAGATTGTTCCATCTTCATTAAAGTTAGTAGTGGCATTTGGATCGTAATCTGGATTTAAACTTTCTTTTCTTCTCCAAGCTTTACTTTCAGGAGAGTAATTATGACTATTACCAACTAAGTTACCATGTCTATTAACAACGTGCCAATTTCCATATGGATCTTGAACCTGCGACATACCCTGTTTTCTTTGATGTGCTTGAAGTTGCGGTTTGCTTCTATCACGCTTTAAGTCACTATGAGAAGGATCCATAGCTAATCTATTTAAATAAGCTTCATGTTCTCTTTTCTGTTTTCTGCCTTTAGCTGTTAATTTACCTTTTTTATTTTTATCAAAATTAAATCTTCTATGACCATCTTTAATAAAGTCAGCTGGATTTTCTATATCATATTGATCTTGATTCCAATCCTGGTATAAAAGAGGATCATTCCAATCAGCGTCTTTAGGAGCCTCAGTTTGATTTCTCATATTATGAAACCGCATGTTTTTAGAATAATATGGATCGGAAGATGTTCCTTCTTTATAAAGCCCTTTTCTTTTTAGTTCATTAATTCTATCCGCGGTTACACTTTTGTTAGGAGAACTTTCGGCAGCTGATTTAGCTTTCACCTCATGATCACCACCCCAAGGGTCTTTAACACCCTTATTATATGGCGATGCACTACTCTTTGGTTTTGACGAACCCATCATTTTGAATCCGCTTGCTGCGTCTGATCTTAGTTTAAATTTTGACATTTTCTTAATTTTTATTATTTATACCATTGGTTCGTAATTAGGATTCTTCTCCCACTCACCACTAGCTTCGTTGAACCTAAGAGCTTTATTTCGTTTCTCGTGCTCCTTTTTAACTTTTGATGCTTTTTTATTATTTTTCTTTTGTTGCTTTGCGTTTTTCTTAGCCTGTTTAATTTGTTCCTTATATTCCGGAGTTAACTCTCTACCGTTTATATATTTCTTTTTTTCCATTTTTCCAGTTTCTGGATTAATAGTTTTTCTTGTAGAAACAACAGCCCCCTTACTATACTCTAGTTCACCAGTTTCAGAGTTGTAACTAACTCCACCTTTGTTTGTTTTTTTATGAACTTCCTTTTCTCTCTTTAAACCAAGCGGTCCGTCTTTTATTACCTTTTTAGAAATCAAATTACCTCCCCTACCTTCAACTAGTTTCATTGTTTTACCTTGATCATCTCCAGCTATAATTTCTCCCTCTACTTTATCCCTACCTGTTACAGTGTCCTGTATATTGTCAATCGCACCCTCTGTAAGACCATCTCCGTAATTCTGAAGTTTTTCTTTACCTCCCCATTTATCATCTCCACCTGTAGCCTCTGAAACACCAATTGAAGCTGCATCTGAATCCGTGACACCACCATAAGGTATAGCTATATCATCACCATATTGTTGATCTGTTCCCATAAAAACAACCTCACCAGTATCTGGGTCAGTGTGTGATGGTCTAACGTCGCTAAACTGGTCACTGCCATAAGGAACACCATAACCGGCTACTTGTCTTTCATTCATACTCTCCCTGGTATTGTATTTATCAATATAATAATCACTTTTGTTTTCAGGATCGTCAGATTCGTAGTAATCTCTTTGAATAACATTCCCTGTGTGGCCTCTTGTTCCACTAGTAAAATCGGACTCTTCAGGTATTGCTTCTGTCACTGGATCTAAATCGTCTGTGTAATCGCTTTTCACTATTTCACCGGTATTAGTATTATACTCATAACCACTACCCTTGAGATTTTCTCCAGGTTCAAATCCACCCATTGGGTCATCTGGATCAATAGACGGGTCGTCTGACGGTTGTGGAGATGGCTTTGGAGCTGGATCTGTTTTTGGAGTCTCTGTTTTTGGAGTCTCTGGTTTTGGAGTCTCTGTTTTCTCCGGTTTTGGAGTTTCTGTTTTCTCCGGTTTTGTATTTTCCTTCTCTTCTTTATACGGACTAGCTGAGCTACCCATCATTTTAAAACCACTACTATTACCAGACCTTAATTTAAAACCCATTGTATATTTCTTTAATTAATATTTACTTTTATATAGTTACATTTTTTGTTGATTATTTAGCTACTTTGTGTTATCTCAGCACCAACTGAAAATAACTCAGCTCTTTCTTTAGAATTATTTTCAAATTTCATTTCACTGTAGTACCCTAACATAGATGACTCATTAGCCTCTCTTCTCTTTCCAAAAAACAAAAAACTACCAACTGGTATTTCATCAATAAACACTGAAAAGATATCTAGTTTAACTGCTAAAATAGGATCATTGTCCGTTATATTATCACTTGGTGTTGCAAATGATATATTTGTTATAGCTGTTATTGCACCAACGTATTCTACTTCTCCAGTAGACAGCTCCCATGTTTCATCGTAACCAGCGTATTGCTGAACGGTATTAGTAATGTAAACTTGATCACCAACTTGTAGTGATTGATTTACTGGATAAGGTAAGTAAGTATATACAGTTTGTGCCATATTTTAATTATTAAGATATTGTAAAATGGTTAGATAAGTCCAAATCAAACGTCACGTGTTTTGACCCCAACTGTTCTATAACTACGTCAAACTTTACGTCTGCCTTAACGTCAGTAGCATCACCAGCTATGTTGTCATCTCTTACGATGTTTGATATGTTTATTAATGTTCCGCCATTAGTATTATAATCACTATTAGCCCAACTACTGTTTCCACCTGAGTTGTCAAAAACTATGTTACCAACAGGAAAAACACCAGCCCTATTAACTATAGTTAAACCATGACCTGTTATAACTAGATTGTAAGTTACTGAAAAATTTGTTTCACTAGCTTTAATAGCACCATTATTTGTGACTATGCGTTTTAAGATATAAGGCCTAGCAGATGTTATGGGTGTTCCATTTATGGTCATATTGTCTTTCCCCGCTGAAGTGGTTTTTATTCTAAATGTAATTATAGGTGATATAACTTGATTTATATCTTTCCTGTACCAACCATCCCACCCAAGGGGAGAGCGCTCCCATTGTTTTTTAATTCTACTTGATTCTAACTTACTAATTGATTTTGCTTTTATATTTATAGAATATCTAACGTTATCTGAACCATCTAATTTATTAAAATATTGAACAAATTCTTTTTTCCCACTAGAATCTATTTTGCCTCTATAAACCTTATCAACAACCACACCGTGACCGACTTTTTCACTATCTAGTAAGTCTTGTATTAAGTACTGAGCGTCTAATACTACCGACTCAGTGTAGTTTAAACGTTTATTGTTTTCATCTATATAGTCATTATATTTCATGATTACAAAATCAAAACTAGCCCCTGGCTCACCTGTTACAGTAAACTTTCTAACACCACCCTTGCTGTCAATATTGTTCTTATCGTATTTGACGTTGTATATATACTTGCCTGCGGTAGCAGGTCTTTTGCTTTCACCATTAACTTTTTTCCACGTTCTATTTGTAGTTGGTATAGAGTATTTTAACGTATTGTTTTTACCCTTAGAATTACCCTTAGCTGTATAGAAGATATCATAGACATGCTCAACACTTAAACCACGGGTATCGATATTTTTAGATTTTAATTTTAAATTTATATTACTACCCAACCCCCTTTCTATATTAGACACATCTGGTAAAGCTGAAGCATTTTTGTTTATATACCTGTACTCATCTTGGTCGGATGTTATTTTTAACTGTCCAACTAATGTTGGTTTTCCCTTAACAACTCTTCCTCGAAACCTAAAGTGTTTTTTCTCTTGGTCAGTACCAGCATCAGTGGTAGTAATGGTAGCATCCCTTCCAACTGGAATTATTTCTATAGTGTTTTTATTTTTTAAAGTATCTTTAGCCATGTTAAAACGTTATTTCTACATCGTAATCTACGCACTCTTGATTGTTGTCATTAGGCATAGCGCTTCCGTATATTTTTATTTTTATATCAGATGGTTGTGCTCCTGGAACATATCTACTAAATCCAGCTAAAACCATACCAACAGCGTTACCCTCGTAATCAGAAGCACAGTATGGTGCTGGAATTTTAGCTGTATCTTTACCATAAGGAAATGGATCGCCACCCTCGTCATTCTCCCACCAATCCCATGGGTATCTCCATTTATCAAAAGAGGTAGAAGAATAAACACCATCACCATCGATATCACCAAAACTGCCAGTCCAACTACTTACTGACCAATCACTCATAACACCGCCTGCTTGTACATTACTATTCATTAGCCATACGTTTGTGTCGGTAGAAAACATCTGGTTCGTGTTAAAGAAATATATTCCGGAGTTGTTAATGTGACTACCATATTGATAACTTCCCCACCCAGAGAATCCACTTGCGTTCCACACTGTTTCTGTTGGTGTTGATGATGGTAGTATCTGGTTTAAATTATTATAATTATACGATACCCAATCACCTCCATCATTCTTTACTTCTATTGCTGGTCCATAGTAGTTGTTAATATGTGAATATATAGAGACACCATACACCACGTTAGTTGTGTTGTTTACATAAGTTGTATATTCTCCAAAAAAGTTATTAATTAAATACTGTACATTATTTCCTTCAAAATTATCTAACCAAGACCAATAAGCATCCCCAGCTGTTGTGTTATTGCCTGCCACCCAAGTACTAGGATCCTCTATTACATTACCTCCAATTTCTGGTAGCATATACTGCGGACCATGTATCCACATTTGTTGTTTAAACATTGCTGGTGATGATGGCATAACTTCTCCAGCTGCAGGATCATATCCCCATCCATTATCAGGACTACTACCACCCGACCACAGTGGGATAACACTAGTGTGTGTAGTACCTTGATCTTGATCAATTCTATTACCAAATACACTTGGCTCAACCGAGTCGGTATTACCATATTGTTTCACGCTAAGGCAATTAGAATTAAGAGTGTAACCTGGTTTTGGAACTATCCAAACCCACGTTTCCCCAGATGTATCAGGCGGGTAAATATTTGACATCCCGTAGTCACTACCATTTGTACTCGCTATTGGTATATCAGCTGAAGCACCACTTGGTTTCTCAAAAGTAATCCTACGCCTCCATGAAGTATTAGTATCGTTATCTAAGTGAAAGTTATGTGTACCAGTATTATAAAATCCATAAGTGTCACCCCAAGAACCAACCCCGGGCATCCCCATCCACCACTTTCTTCCTGTAGCTGGAGCAAATACAATTGTACAGTTGCTATCTGCACCATTTGCCATTTCAATTTCAAAGTTAAATGACTGGGATTGTACCTCGTTACCATTATCTTCAATAGGTATTTCTAGTGCGTCACCATCTATATCTAAAACAATTGTAAACTCTGGTTGCCATGTAGCTGGAACTATAAAAGTATCAGTAAATATAACTTTAACAAAAACTCTACTAGTATAATTATTTCCTTGATAATCTTGAGATTCAAAAGTAACCTCATTATCACTAGAGTTTACAGCACTAAGACCACCGTCCCATCCACCTCTAAATATAGTAACTTCATCTATGTAGTCTGGAAATATATTTATTCCGTTTACAACTTGATCGTTCCATTTATAGCCTAAGATGCCCTGCATTTGGTTGTTTGTCCATATCGTGTTGCCATCAACTCCCTTTAACTTAAACATATCTGGCTCAACATACCATCCAGCATCTGGAATGAGTTCAAACATTAAGTACTGACCAGTTGTTAAACCCGTTACAGCTTCACCAACTATTCCCATTCCATTACCCCCTTCATCAGAGGGTAGTGTTTGCCCAGAGTTTGATTGTAATGTTGTTACTTGATTTATTGAATAATGTACACTTCCGCTCATAATTTAATTTATTAATCTGTTGGTTCGTCTATCATGTCCCCTGTTGCAGTGATGGTAACTGTATAATCGCAACAATCATCACAGGCTACTTCTGCTGCTGGATCATAATTGTTAGCGCTCTCATCCATACAACCTGTTATAATGTTTGGATCTATAGGTTCCTCTATTGATGTGCCTAGACCTTGCATGCTGAATTCTTTTATGTAGAAGCTTTCTTGATCTGGACTATACGATAAACTTGACCAATTTGGTCTAGGTGCTCCTTTTATATGAGAAAACCATTTCCCCTCCTTGTCTTTAAAATCTTCAGCTTCGCCAGAGTTTCTAAAAGCTCCCTCTAAGAAAGACCTATCTGTTCTTATTTCAGATGCTGTCCACCCATCTTTTTCATTTAAGTTATAATACTCATTATCCCCTTTCCCACTATATGTTATAAACCTATTCACCTTAGCTTGAGTACCCTCGTAGTTAACCGCTCTAAAATTCTTAACTACACTTGGCATGTCATTAAAGGTAACCCAAATTTCAGATTCTTTATAAAATTTGTCCAATACATCATTTGTCTGTTCCTCTATATTGTATGGTGGATAAAATGTATTTCTATTTTTTACTCTACCAGTAGTGTTGTCTGTAACATCTTCGTAGTGTCTATATGCACCAGCTATATAAGTGTTACCAACGTTGAAAAGATTTCTAGAAACAGCTGTTATATACTTACCTCCAACGCTTCCCCCTACTTGAGGTATAAAAGATTTAAAACTAACCCAGCCTTTACTTTCTTCACTAAAGGAAACTGTCTTAGCATCATTACTCTGTTTGTAGTTTAATGTTAAATTATACTCACCGTTAACAACATCAAAAGTACCTAGTAATTTATTTGTTTTAGGTAATTGATCTCTAAACCAAGATTTCATACCAACATTTGATATTGGTGTCAAACCATCCCTTGATAGTCTCATTACGGCACCTCTCTGCATGTCAGTGAAGTATAATCTATATTGATCCCAAGATAAAGATTCTGGATTTTTAGAAATACCATAGTCACCAGCAAACGGCACAGCTGTACCAAGAACTCTATTAGAAGCTAATAACTGAGGGTTTCCATCAGCGTTGTACAGCGCGTCTTTATTTGTTGTGACTTTTAAAACTTTATCTTCAGTTAAAACAACCATATCAGTATCTCTAGTTTTTAAAGCTTGTATACTACCGTAAGATGGATTAATATCTTTGGTTATTTTTTCAGCCATGTTAAACTCATTAAGTTTATTTGTGCCTGATGTTGAATTGTATATACCCGAGTATATCATACCACTACCTCTTCTTTCTCTACCGTAGTCTAATAGTACAGATGAAACCTTTACTCCGTTATCTACTTGATTAGCATTGAAGTCATCTCTTATTCTATCTGACTCAACCCCGTTTCCGTAAGACCAACAATTATGCCAGCTTAATTCAACTGGATATTTCCAAACATCTGAGTCTATTTTAAAGAACCCAGTTTGTGTATCAGTTTCTCTAAATAAAGCTTCTTTTGTTTGAGTTAACCCAACAAAGTTTCCATCCATCCAAGCGCCTTGACCTAAATCGGCAGCTTGATTCCAAACTAAATCTTCCCCATCCTTGTTCATAGGCTGCATGTGAGAAACAATCTTAGCCATAGTAACCGTTCCGTCGGGATGTGTAAACGTGAAAAACGTATCTTCTTCTAAACTTATGAGACCATACGGAACATCAAAGCCACCGTCATACGTACCAAATTGAAGAAAACCATCGGTAACGTCTTCAAGATTTGTTAAGTTTGGTGGTATTAACTGGGTAGCCCCTAATCCAACAATAGAGTTAGTTTTAGTGTAGCCAAGGTATTTTACGTATAATCCTTTAGCGTCAGGCGTAGCATCACTTTCTCCAACAACAAGTTGAGGTAGCCCATTAGTTATTGTACCTGCTGATGTTTGGTCGTAACTGTAATTATAACCCCCGTTTTCAAATCTTCTAAGTCTAACCCTAGAGTTATAAGGAGCAAAATTAGCCGTGTTCTCACTAGTTAGTTTATTTGGAATAGCATTTGAAGCTTCGTAGTAGATATCTAAACCAACGTCTTCTTTTGGTTCAGTTTCCCATATCGCTGGATCTCTTGTTGGTATAACAACCTCACCTCCAGATGTAGCCTCTGATAATATAGCTATTCTCATAGCTTCTCTACCATCATGACAAACAAGACCTCTTGGATCCCATATTGTAGTGTCAACACCTAAATCACCTGTTCCAGTATCTGAATTAGCTAATCCACCTCCTTGCGTATCAAATCTTCTAAACTCAACTCTATAGCCAACTCTATGACAAGAACCTTCGTCTCCAAGAGGATTAGCTGATCCAAGAACGTTATTTACACCCATCATGAAATTGCAAGCACTACAACCATTACCTATTGTAATAAAACTATTTATACCATCTTCCCAACTCTCACCTGTGGCTGAAGATGGCGTTTCATAACCATTAGCATGGATAGGGTTTATATTCATGAACGACGCAACCAAACCACCACCTGGGGTTGCTGATGATATTGTGCCACCCCCTACTGCCCAACCTAATTGACCGTGATTTCTACTATTATAAGGCATCAACCCATCATTAGTTGCTTTACCAATTATCATGTATATAGTGTTTGTCGGATCTTTTAAAAACTTAAACAAAGTTCCATAAGAGGTCATAGCTTGTTTAAATCTATACTCATCAGACTCAACCTCCCCAGGCCAATCCGTACCCTGCATAGCAAAACATAATCTTCCAAGCTGGGAGCCAGTGGGGTTGAAAATATTACCATCACTACCAGTACTACTTATAACACCAGGGTCGAATCCAGTAGGTTTCCAATAAGATATGCTTGATCCATCGTTATTGAGTTGTGTGTTTCTACTCCTCATTCCATCAATCCAAATCTTAGTACCTGTTCCACCTTGACTACCACTGTTTGATTGTGCGAATCTCATAAACCACTCCCACCACCTATGTGTTTCGACTGTTCTATTATAAATTAAAGAACCCATATCATCTTCTCCATAACCAGAAGTAGGAGGACCCTCGGTAGACCAACAACCAAGTGCCATAAACTCAGCATCATAAGGATGGCAACCCTTTGATGAAGAATTACCACATCTAGTACTACTGTTTGATCCAGGAAACATACTATTAACTGCCGCGTTTTCACCAACAAGTCCGCCAGCTTGTGTATTAGTTATATTTTGTTCACCTATATTTGTACCCCCTCCACCATTAGAGTTGTCAACATTTGTTGGTATAAACTCCGTTGAACCATCTGACCACGTAAATTCTTCTTCAAACCCATATAAAGCTTCTATATCATCATCACCATCTCCAAAGTTAAGCGGATTTGTAGTACTTCCAGCTACACCGGCTTGATTCATCCATTTATAATTTCTTCTAGGCATAGGATCAACCGTTGGATTACTAGGGTCAGAACCTACACCAGCGTATTGAGATTCCATATCAGATGGATTATACTCTGCGTTGTCAACATAAGCAACAGCAAAAGAATCTGCTATATTGTATTCTGTTTGTATACCAGTTAAATTTAGAACAGTAGTCATAAGCATGTCGTCTTTTTCTAACTTAACAAAGAACTTACCGTCAAACTCTGGTTTGTTACTAACAGCCATTTCTCTAAACTCTATCATGTAGGTTATATCTGGCAGTGGGTTCGTACCAACAGCGTTAACTAATAGATCAAACATATCAGCACTATCTTCAAATGGTTTATCCCATCTTATTCCAGCTAGTCCATCATCTTCGCAATCAGCATCATCATCATCACATTCTATTACGTTAAAATATGTTAATGTTCTCCACGTGTTACCAGCAACCATCTGACTACCACTAGTAGCTTTCCATCTAAACTCTAGCTCAGAATCATTACCAACCATACTGTATGAATCTAAAAATCCATTCCAAGCAAATGGAGCAACTCTCATTTCTGTTGCACTCATTAATTCTATAGGGGAAGTACCTATTGGGTTCATCGAATCACCAAACATATCTTGAGCATGTTCCCATTGTGGAAAGTCTAGTGGACCTGAACCCGAGTTAGTGGCAGACATTGTCCCTAGATCGATAGTACCCATACTTTTACTCTTTCTTTTAATAAAATCAGGAGCTTCGTTTTCTATTGCTATAACTTTATATCTAGCTTTTTCAGTAACAGCCTCATCTTGACCATGTTTATTTTTTAGTATTAAATAAGTATCTTCATCTATTTTATTTCTATCAGCTGAAGCAAAAGATATCCAAACGTTACCATCTTCAGCGTCGTACCATCTATCCATTACAACATTGTAATACTCATTAGATGTTTCTTTTATATAGTATTTAACGTAACTAATCCAATCATCCGGTATACCCTCATTAGTCTCTCCCCACAACTGTTTTAATTCAACAGTGTTTGACATTGCGGAAAAGGTTTTAGGAACTCTAAAGCTATTAGGTATGTGTTCCCATCTGTCTGAACCTGGATATATTTCGTTTAAGTAACCTGGTGAAAAAACAGGTGTCTCTCTACCGTACTTATCACCATAAACTATACCAACTTGATAATCCCTTATGGTCTTCATAGACTTTAACGGTTTGCTAGAAGTTGGAGTTGTGTAGTTTTTTAAATTTTGTATTAGTCCAGGTTTGTTTATTATTTCATAACCTTGTACATAGTTACTGTAAACAAGTCTATTAGCAGCAATTTCTTGTGCTAGTGCTGATCTAGGTACATTATCCCAAGCTCTCAAGTTTTGATTGTTAGCTACTGTTTTATATATCATCTCTGATGTTATATTCATTCGACCAAAACTAGTTTTTGTGTCGTCTAACTCGTTGTTTATAACATAGCGATCCCATTCTGGATCTCTACCTTTTGTTATTGTTTTAACTATATATACGTTGGGGGATTCGGTGTTTTTATACAACAGGTCAACCGCCACCATGTCAGAACTTCTAATTCTTTGGTGCGGTATAAAGTCTTCTATTGTTAAGCTCCTAACAGTGTTGGACATACCTTTATTATAACCATTTTTATGATCAAAAAGAAAAGGACCTGGTAAAAAAGCTATTTCAGACCAAGGTCCAAAATTAGAATACTCACCATCAACATATCTATATCTAGTACTAAACCTACCAAACTTCAATTCAAATAAAGGGTCTCTTTCCTCTAGTGTTATAGTCCAATCTCCTTGTCCATCGATAGTTGGCTCACCTGTAGCCTCATCTATATCTATAGGAGTCAACTCTTGATTTATGGTCAATAAACGTATAGTTAAAACTTTGTAGCCACTTTCTTCGACAGCTGTAGTGTTTGGGTCGTCGTCTGTCCAGTTAATATCATCTATAACAGCTGTTATCCAACTGTTACTAGAATCCCAAGTTTGTTCGGTAAATGTTATTATATCATTAACTTGATAATCAACAAGATTAAATAATTCTGGATCATTATCACCAGTTCCAGCTAGATCAGCCGTAAAAGGTATAGTTAAAACAGAACCTAAAGCTATATTAGCTAACTCTTCTTGACCAGGATTATTCCATGAGCCAAAATCAGCAGTAAAAGTATTAACCACTGTTGTACCCTCTCTATCGCTAACCTTCATATGAACAGTTGGCGCCATCGTGGGTGCTTTTCTAATAACTGTTACGTGTTCTGGTTTCATGTTATTGTCGACAGATGGAGACAGTGGTTGCTCGGGAACACCTATTGATGTTGTTGATGGATCAACGTAGTCTATTAATAAACTACTATCGTTTGGATCTTTTAATTTAATCTGAGTGTGCTTTATCCACTTTGATGCACCTATGTTAGCTTCTGATCCAGCCTTACATCTTGTTATATTTATTTTTTTAGGTTCTCCGATATACGGGTCGATAGCGGTTGGATTTTGATTGTCTGTCCAGAATAGTAGATCATCAACAATATTTATACCTGTTATGGTTTTTGATATATCGCCCGTGGAGCTAGGGAAGTTTAAAACCCTAGGTGCACGCAGAGTTACATACCTAACGTCATTCCAGTTTAAACTATTTATCTCGTTATGAAAAGTAACTTTATCTCCATCAACCGCATAAACTTCTGGAGCACCTGATCCATCTGCATTACTTATTATTACTTGACTACTAATGTTGTAAGCATTAAATATCATTCCTGGTTTAAAATACTTACCCATTCCTGAGCTAAACGTTGCAGATACCCAACCCTGAGGACTTGGCAGGGAATTAGCTGCCACAAGATCTGTTTTAGGTAGTATTGCACCATAATAATCCACAACCACTGGAGTTATGGATTCTGAAACCTCAATTTGAGCTTGAGTTATATGTTCGGTTTTATACTCAACTATAGTGTCTACAAATATTTTTGTGGCTAGCAGTGGGTCACTTAAAACACCCATTAGTGTTGCTGCCGCGTAATCTTGTAGTTGTGAAACCACAGTTTGCATATCTGGTGACGCTATAAAATGATATATACTATTATCTTTCTCATTAACACATTGCCCCACAAATCTACTTTGAACATTAAAATCTCCACCATAATCTTTTTCATAGTGAATTTTATCACTATTAACTATTTTAACATTACCCTTTATGTTTTGAACAGCACCCGCATTACCAGTCCCACCATCAGTAGCCGATGATGAACTATCAGAACCAGTGGTTCTGACCTGTATATTCATTGCGTCTCTGTACTGACCGTCAGGTAGAATTCTCTCATCGAGATCTTTATTCATTTTTCCACCCGAAAAATCTTTTTTAATCTGCGGCATAATATTATTTTATTTGTTTACTCATTCCTTTTAAGATTTGAGTGAATTCTTCCATTTTAATATTAGATAGTCTAATTTTTGCTTTTCTTGTTTCAGCTATTTTTTCAGCTCTAAATCTCATTAGTACTCCATCTGGAATACCAGTTCTACAACCCAACAAGCCGTATGCTATCCATTTATAAACTGCTTCCTCACAAAATTTATGTACAACCATCTCTTCATCTGTACCTAGTCCATCGCTGATGTATTTTAAAATAATACCAGAACCAGATAGATCAGAGCTAAAGTGTATGAAACCCCTCTGATTATCTATAAAGAAAGAACCATGTTGATGAGCAAATTGAGGATCTAAACCATATCTTCTACCTCTATAATCAACTTGTACATCATCTCCGTCACTACTATTAGTATTAGATTCTTGGTTGTTAAAACTTGACAATAGATCACTGTCACCACCATCAGTTAAACTACCATCACTATCATACAAGTAATCTCCATTTGCATTTTGGCTAACACTAAATGGGTTGGAAGTTTTTCCTGTTGGGTATATATTTTCTTCAACACCACTATTACCAACTTTAACTAATTTAACGTAATTAACATAATCATGAGGTAGTGATATCTTTAAAGTATTAGGAACTTGTATTTCTTGAGCTTTGATCGATCTAAATACATCGTATGATAATTCTTGCATCGCTCTCATTGCAAAAAACTGTATATCAGTTCTATTAACCTTTGTTAGTATCTTTCCTTCACCTATGTATATAGTTGAAAAAGCATTTATAATACTATCTAATGTTACAAATTGGTAGTTACCAAAATCGCTTCCATTATAATAATCTTGATGTGTTTGGTTATCTAGTAATCCCATATTTAATCGTTTTGAGTTTGATTAGTTGCAGCTTCCATTCCTCCACCAGCTTGAACTACCTCTGGTTTATTAATAATCACACCACACAACTGGAGAACCTTAGCTACCAAAACTTCTTCTTCCGCTGCATGTAATTCAAAATTAGTACTAGTGGTAGAGTTATATAAAGCTGTTCCGCTTGCTATAATATAACCCCACTTAGGTTTTAAGGGTTCTCTATAATAGAATATGTCTATAACTAATTGCAATTGAGAATCAGCGTGATCCGGATAAAACATCCACGTATTATCGCGATGTCTATTCCACACTCTTCTATTAATCGTTGGTTTTGTTAATGGGTGATTTAATATACTAAATATCTCATCAGTTGACATCTCTTGTACTTCAGCTAAATTAGATTTATCTATAATCTTATGTACTCTATACATATCTTGAGGTAAGCTAGATGGATTCATGGATAGCGTTCCGGTAACAGCTGGAACTATTGTTGCACTTGTTATTCTTTTGAATATACTTAGTTTCTCCTGTAACAACTCTAATTCATCACCAGCTTGCACATAAGTTTTTGGTTTCATTTCAGCTGTTTTAAAGTTGTGAAAGTAACCATCAAATATTTCTTTTTGAGCTCTATCTGCCATCAAGTTGAACTCTTGAGGAGTTATATACCCTCTTTGCTCTTTACTAGTTAGAGCTAACACCTTTTGATATACTGAATCTACGCTTACCATTATTATTTGTTTTTATATGGGAATTGCTTGTTTAACCAATCTTTACGCTTGTTACAACCACAGTCTTTTTTTAAACCTACAGCACCCATTGATATTTCCATTAATGATTTTAAACCAGTGGCTGTTGTAATTTTTTCCACTGTATCTCCTAAACCTTTTGACTTTTCCATATTATAATATATTTTACTATATTATAGTTACATAATAACGAGAAAGGTTAGCATCTAAATAAAAATAGCCACTCCTTTCGGGTGGCTATCTTCGTTAGTTAAAAGAAGGTTAATTCATTCTTTTTTCAATATTTTTATAAACGTCCATACCTTCATCTGTTTTAAACCAGGCAGCAAGCGCTGAATATGGGTGTTCGTCAAATGGAACTGTCATTAACTTCCTGTCATTAGATGTCCATATAAAATATCTTTGATCGCTAGATAGTCTAATGATATTAGCCTCAGCAGCTTTTATACCAAAGTTTCTAAGCATAACATTATCGTCTACAGTTAATTCTAAGAATAACTTAGGATTATCCCTAGCAAATAATAGTAAATCTCTTTTAAGTTCCTTAGAACTTAAGTTAGATACCTCAGATCCCTTTTCTGCTCGCAACACAGCCTCTGCCATATCAACATCCATTTCTTTAGCTATCTTTAGAGCTTCAACTTCAAACTCTAACCAATCTAATTGATTTTGAGCTATCTCCACTGGTTTGTACTCATAGTACAAACTATCTCTATGGGGGTGATACAGTGAAAGTAATTTCTGTAATGTTGTTTTCGACTTAGGAACATATAAAGTACCATTTTGAAAAACGATATGCTCTAATCTTTGATCACCTTTCATTTCATCAACGAAAGGAGTTTTTTGATTTTGACAGTATTTTAACTCTCTTTCATATCCCTTTTCTTCATCAAACCAATATACGTTAGATGATCGCACAGAGTATGTTAAAGGTTTCTTTCTACCTTTTAAATAGTATACTCTATCTTTGATTTCCCAACTAGGTTTTTTAGGTTCAACCTTAACTTTAGGTATTATTTTTTTCGGTTCTTCTAATATAACCGTTTCTTTTGTTTCTTTTTTCTTTGCCATAATATAATATAATAAAAATTAGTAAAAATATAAGGGCGATACTAGACCGCCCTTATAAGTAAAAAGCATCTTACTTCATTAACATAAAGTTGTTCGCACCTTGTGTGATCAAACATCTTTCTGATAAAAAGTGAATTTGCATTGCATCAAGCGCCGATGTAGCAGCACCAACAGAACCAGTAGTCCAAGTTTTCATTTTTCTATTGTCTGTAGGAGAAGCTTTATATCTAACGTGTAAGAATGGTCGTTTTAGGTTTTTACCTAACGATTGATCGTACACAGTAGAAGTACCAGCAGGAATCATAACACCTCTGATTGCAGCTCCAGCCGCAGCAGCAGTATTAATACCTCCTCTTGTAGCTTTGTCATTCAAGTATCTAAAGTCAGATTTGTAGAAGTCATAAGAACCTCTTCTGAATCCTGAGAAACCTAAATTTAACGCCATGTCTTCGTCGTTGTCGAATACTCCATAAGAAGTACCTCCAGCTCCGTAAGAATTCATTGAAGCTAACATATCATCCATTGCTAAACTAACATCTCTGTTAACAAACATCATGTATTCTTCAATAGCACCTTGTTTGTCAAATTCTTTTAGTATAGCATCGAACTCAGCTAAATCAGTTGCAGCGTTAATACCAGATACACCAGTAGTAACATTACCTCTTTCTTCAATAGCAGCGAATAAACCTTCAGTTCCAACAGCACCACCTTCTTGACCTATTTGAGCGTCAACAGTAGTACCAGTACCATCATAAGCTGTTTTCTCTGATTCAAGCATTGCCATTTCTAAATAATCATTAAATCTAGCTCTTGTATCAGCTTCAGCTTTTAGATACCAGTAGTAACCATTTTGTCCAGCTTCACCAGTAACTTCAACCCATCCAATTCTACCAGTATCAGATCCAGATATTTCGTAGTAATCTTTCATGATAATTGGTTTATTAGAAAACGTTTTGAAGTCAGGTTCGTTAGCTCCACGTGAATCGTTGTTACTGAATGTACCATCAGCATCATCATATCTAGTAGCTTTACCGTACTCAGAACCATAAACTAATATAGTTGTTGATTCATTAGCTTGAGTAGTAGCATCGTCAGTTAACGTACCACTGTAAGGTACTACTTGAATAACTGAGGAAGCCTCTACAACAGTAACCATAGCTCTAATAACTTGAGTAGCGTTAGCGATAATTATTGTATCATTAACTCTAATACCGTGATGGTGGATTCCAGCAGTTTGAGCAGTATGTATACCACTAGCATTAAACTTAGCTTTATCAATATCACCTTGTATTACTATTTTACCAGATGCCACTTTACATATGTATGATAAGTGTAGTCTACCTTGTTCTGACCAAATTACTTGATCTGAAGTCATAGCCTCTTCCGCTCCAACTTTTTCCAAGAAACCTGAGATCGTTCGTTGACCGAAAACTTCAGCTTCCTTTTCCATTAAGTCAGGCAGGTATTGTTGAGCCCAACCACTTGTAGTTGTACTCGTAAAATCGATATAGTTTGATTGTAATGCTTGCTGTCTTTGAGCAGGCACACTATTCAGACTATCTCCGGGATTAATTGCCATAATATATTTTTTTTAAATTGTTATTTTTTCTTGTTAATTTTAAATTTGAAATCCTTAGATGAATCACCAAGAGCTCTAACCTTTAATCCAGAAGTGACACTGTCACCATGAGTTTGTCTAGGGTCTAAACTTATGTTTTTATCTGCAGCAATAGTATCTTTTATAGCATCAGCTTTTCCTTGTTCGTAAAAATGCTTAGCAATCGCGTCAGCATTCATAGCTGTAAATAAAGATTTATGATAACCGCCAGCGTTATTTACTGTATCAGTCTTTTCGTCAACAAACTTGTTTACGAAATTTCTAATATCACTTTGGGTTGTCTTAACTTTATCTACATCTTTAACGTTGAACCTGAATTTTTTGTCTCCAACTTGATAATCAAAACCTTTGAAATCATCATTAAAAACGTTGTCAGTTTCATTTAGGAAATGTTTTTTACTACTATCCTCTATTTGCTGTCTTTCTGCAGACTCCTTGTTGTGTCTATTAAAAAATTCAATAGCTTTCTTTTGTTCTTCTGTCAAACTAGTTCCAGCTTTGATCTCTTCATAGTATTTAGACTTTTGCCCGTCTAAGTAGGTTCTAGCCTCAGCAACTTGCTCTTTCAAGGCTATTTTCTTTCTTTTTATATCTTTTGCATCGTCAGTGTCCTCATCATAACTAAACCTCTCTTCTAATACAAAGTTTCTTTCCTCTGGTGTCAAATGTGATTTAGTAGATCTGTAATACTCGTCTAGCACCTCAGAATCATCTAGTTTAGATACGTCTCTATTTAATTTAACGTAGTCGTTTAGATTGCCACCTGTTTCGTTCATGAACTCAGCTACTTTTTGTAACTTTTCTGGTAATTTATATGGAGGTTCAGGACTATCAGTAGGTACTTTTGGAACATTAATTTTCTCTGGTTCGTTAGTAACTTCCTGTATAATAGGTGTATCTTCTTCTACAGTCTCTTCTTTAACCTCTTCTTTTGGATCTGGATTAATCACAACCACATCTTCTTCAGTAGGCTTACTGTCAACATCCTCGTTGCTTAACGGTGGTTTAGACATGTCAACTTTAACAACATTATCTTTAAGTTCCTTAGCTTTCTTTCTAAGATCAACGCTTGTCATCTCTGGTTTTTTAGGTTCCTCAACCTTAGTCTCTTCGACTTTGTTTTCTTTTTCTTCTGCCATAATAAAATTTTATAAAATATTAAATATTAAGCACCGAATCTTTCGATACCAGCGCTTCCTGTAACTATATCATTACCTGATGATTCAAACTTTTTAACGGATTTAGCTGAATTTCTCTCTCTTTCTATCTTCCTTTGGTTCTTCATTTTTCTATCTTCCCTTCTATCTTTTCTATCTTCTCTCATTGATTCCATTGAGTTTGAGTTCTCAGTATCATGCATTTTTAATTGTGAATTTAAACTAAATTCGAAGGCCATTAAATCTTTCTTAACCTTAGCCTCTTCTTGTAAATATGCTATTTTCATAGCATTTTTTGTTTGTTCTAAACCAGCTTCAGCTTCAACCTTAGCTTGAGTTTTAGCAGCTTCTGCTTGAGCAGCAGCAGCTTGTTGTTGAGCATTCGCTTGAGCTTGGGCCTGCATTTGCTGTTGAGCCATAGCTTGATCTCTTTCTTGTTTCTGCTTTCTCTTTATCTTTAACATTTGATTAGCTAACTTTATATTCCTAATGTTACGCACGTCAATAGCATCACTTAACTCTATTAGTTTTTGACCTAAAGCAACTTGTATGTTATTTTCTAAAATAGCCTGTTCTTCCTCATCTGGCATTAATTCTATAAATATACCAAAGTCATATAGATGTAATTCTTTTATTTCATCGAGAGTGGCAACATTATGAGAACCTATAGCTTGAATAAAAGCATTTTTAGTCGGAGAATACTCTATTATGTCAGCTATTCTAAGAGATAAATCCTCTGCTGCTTCAGATGTTAAAAATAACATTGATTGTAATAAATGTCTTGTTGCTGTATTTGAATTAGCTGCAGCCATTTTCTGAACTCCAACCAAGGCGTTTGGATCTGGAGAAGCTGCATCTCTAGCTTCGTTAAGTCCAGTCACATCTCTTATCATTTGTAAGTAATAATTGTAAGCACCTATTAAGCTCTGTATCTTGTTTCCACCACCGGCATTTTGTATTTGTTGAATTGGTACTTTTGCTGGATTCTGTTCGCCATCAGCTGTGTAGCTTCTACCTAAAACACTACCTGTTTGAAAAAACATGTTTAGCGCTTCCTGTGGATTGTAGTTTGTTCCATTACCAAGATCTATTTCAGCTAAGCCATCTACATCTAAGAACACTCCATCAGGAACCATTCTTGCCATCACTTGTTGTAGCTTTAAATGAGTAAGTTGAATCATATCAGCAAAACCTGTTATTCTACCGACTAAAGATTCTATTCTACCCTCGTACATTCTTGGTGCAACTATTTGGTAGTTCATTTTAACTTTAGCAAAGTCAGATCTAGTTCTCATCATATTAGGAGCCATTCTCCATCTTAATAGCTTTTGACTTCCTAAAACAAAAACCCCCTCAAACAAAGCTTCCACAACTCTTTCTACCTTTTCAAAATCTCCTTGCTTGTCCTTAGGTGGGTTAAAATTACCATCCTTTTTTATAATCTTTTCTCCACCACTAGATGTTTTCTTTAGTTTATATATATTATTAGAATGTGTTTTATAATTAAAGTAAAGCACTTGGACCTGGTTCTTATCTCTATGTGGTGTATTTGTTACTGGATCGTAACTATAGTCTGTTATTTCTTTTATTTGACTTTCTGTTAAATCTGGAAATTGCTTAACTAACTCGTTTATTGGGATTTCCTTTACTTCGCCAACATAATATATATCATCAAAATACGGGGATTCGGTATGAGACCAAACTAAGTTAGCTGGATCGACATATTCAACTTGAGCTCCCTCGCTAAAATCAAAAGTTGTCTTAGTTGCACCAATTCCTAAAACACATAAATCTTGTAAAGTCCTTCTTCTAATAAGATCATAATCACTACCCTCTAATAATACGTTTATAGCTTGTTCCTCCGCTAATTCAATTGCTTGTTTATACGTTAACTGCATATGAAGTGATAGTTCCTCCTGAGTCTCTGGTAACATATCCATGTCACTTTCTTGTAAGTTGAAGTTAAATAGTTCTTGAACCATGTCATTATAGCTACGAGCCTCCATATCTCGTTGTATCTTACTCATGTATTCTGTTCTCTTTGCTATACCGAAAGGATCTTGCGAATAACAGTTTATTTCATATGATCTATTAGCCATACCATTTACAACAATGTCTACAAACTTAGGAATAATAGGCACGGGTTTCCAATCTAAGTTGAGATATGACAAATCACCATTAATTGATAATTCATTTTTGTATTTTTCTATAGACTGCTCCCCTCTAGCGTATAATCTTAATGTTCTAAATTCATTTAAATTTCCATTAAATTTATTTGTGTTGTCAGAAAACCATTCATGCTTTATGGCTTTAGCTACTTTTTCACCGTACTCTTGACTTAGTTTTTCTAAATCAGTAACAGCTTGAGATGGGAAATTTACGTAAGTCTCTCTCATATTTCTTGTTTTATTATTTTAGAGGAAAATCCTTTATTGTTGTATTTTGATATATTTATATTAACTGGTGTTTCTTCTCGCTTAGGAGTTGGTCTATACAAATGCCTGTTACAAGCCATGACAGCTAATCCAGAACTTATTGAAGCATCATGCTTTGTTCTTTTTGTTATATCAAATCTAGACCAGTCATTTAATGTATCGTTAAAATACATTGTACCATACGTACCATCTCCTGTTAAACCAACATGATCATTGATATACATTTCAATTGCCGCGGCGTGAGCTTGTTTTATATCTTCACTTGAGTTGGGTATTCCGCCTACTTCTTTCTCTGCTACTGATAATTTATTCCAAATTTTATCAGGCCTGTTCATACTAAACCCTCTGTAACCTCTTCTTCTTAGATAATATAAGAGTCTAGGTTTATTGTTCTCTGCGAGTAGTGGCATTCCGTAAAATACTAGTGCCATCAATACGTCTTCAAAAAATATATCAGCTGTTTGTGGTCTAGCTATATATTCTAAAAAGAATGTGTTAGCTGGTGCATCTTCCATAGAGAACTTAGTTAATCCATGTAAAGCTCCTTTCGATCCAGTACCATCTACCGTTCCTGATATATCATACGAGTCACAACCAAAAGCTCCCATGTGTTCGTTGCCAGGATGCTTTTTACCGTTTTTAATAATAACATTATTTTGTAATTGCAAACTAGGTACCCAACTAACATTGAATCTACCATTGGGATCTGGATTAAAAATAACTCTTGTATCCTTAACCCCACTAACCCACTGAAAGTTACCTTTACTTAATACGGATGAATCCCTATTGCCCTCATTAAAATCTATTTGTTCATATATTTTAACAAGATTAAATAAGCTATTATTTGTCTCGTCTCTAAAAGCATGTTCTTCTGTTCTAGGAAATTGACGATAAAATTCATTTAAAGCATCTTGATCGTCTTTTAGTCCTTCAGCTTCATTGTCCCAGTGGTCTATAACACCATAGTCTATCTCTATTCCATGGGGATCGAACTTGGGTTCTTCAGGAGTATTAAACACGGGTTGTCCATATTTGTCAATAAATCCCTCGTAGTTCCATTCCATAGGGATAAACAAAGAATATAATCCTGACTTAGTCTGTCCATTGCGATTTCGTTTTGTAACATCTGAGCTATTGTATAAATTTTTAAAATTATCACCACCTTTGTCAAGAGCATTACTTGTTGATCCCATCATGCACTTACCTATAATCCTACTACCTAATCGTAGACAAGTTTTTGTAACTCTCCAGTTATTTTTTATATTATCAGGTCTCTCCCATTTACCACTTTCATCATGAACTAGTAAAGAAAGTTTTTCACCATCATAACTATTATCACCTGTATTTTTCCAATCTATAGTAGTATCTAGTCCCTCCATGTCATCTTGCTCCTCGTGTTCCCTCATTTTTCTACGAGTAAACTTCTTAGCAGGAACCCTATACGCTAACTCTGATTTTGGACGATCCATACCATCTTGTATTGGTTTAAAGAAGAACGGATAATTTAAACTAATAGGTACCACTTTATCAGTAAACATCTTTTTTGCGTCACTACCAGTTTTAGATAGTATACCAAATCTACTATCACTAGCTAATGTTGCTTGATTAACTGTTTCAGCTGAACTCATAAAAGAAAAACCAGAACGTCTATTTTTTAAGTAACACATTCCGTAACTTCTTTTATCTGCTTTGCAAGCCTCCCAAAATATAAAGAACAACCTATTTGCTTCTCTATAGTCTGGAGCGCCAACATCAATCTTACTCCACTGTAGATACATATAATGTGTACCTGTTATATAGGTTGGCTTACCATTGTTCATAAACCAAAAACCATCATCTCTTCTTTTGAATTCATCATCTATATACCCATAATGTTTTTCTTTAAAATCATCTGGATAACTCTCCCAATCAAACACTGTTTTAATTCTTTTAAAAGCTTCGTTTTGTGGAAATTGTTTCCACATTTGCCCAACTGGATCTTTACTACTAGAGTAAACGTTATTAGGTACTTTTGGTAAAGCAATTTTGAAACCTTGAATCTCTAACACTTCTCCAATTGTTCCATTTTTAGATATAACAACAATATCATTTTCTTTATTATAACCATACTCCCATTTCTTAGACTTATTAAGTCTTTTGATGGTATTTAATTTTATAGGTTCTACAACCTTATATAATGTTTGCTTGTACATTATTTAGATCTTCCTTCTGCGAAACCCTTAAAAGTGCTCTCCTTTTTCTCCTCTACGGGTTTTCCGTCAAGCATAGCTTCTTCCTCTTGGATTCTGGTTAATATTTCAAATGCATCGAATATAGCTAGTTTCTTTGTAGCTGCTGCATTCTTTAATCTATCTGCTGATATATCTTCGTCTGAATCAACTATCTCTTCTCTAGCAACTTTAATTAATTCTTCAACCGCCTTGTGTCCAGCTTGGATTATATTCTTCTTCGTTTCCTTGATATTCATATTTAATTGTAATAAATTTATTTAGAACTCTATATAGTCTTTCACCATCTATAACAAACTCATACTCACTACTTGGTTCAAATCCAACTAACTCGTTTTTAACAAAAGTTCCGTCAGAGTATTTAATAATTCCAACTAGTGGTTTTTCTACATCTAAACTTAATTTATAGTGATGCGGGTTTGTTGATTTAATCGGTTTAACAAAACTATATCCGGGCGTAGCTTTTTTATTGTACAAAAAAATTTGGTCTTCAGATATAAAGTATTTATCTTCCTTCCAATAAGATCTACTATTTCTTTCTCTACCCTTAATATCATGCCACCTTCTAAAGATATTATGATGAACTATTACTTCATCACCCACGTTGATGGGTGATTGAAATAATAGTGGAGTAGCGATTACTTTTGCTTTCCTATTAACAAAATGATGATTAAAGATTTCAGTGTTGAGTATTAGTTCTTTATCATCAATTTTTTTAGAGTTATTATAACGCTCACCTTTTGGCGACACTATAAAATCTTTATAAGCTCTCATTAATACTCTAAATTATACTCAATAGATATTGCCATGTTTTTATTGAAGTCTTTCCAAGGTATAACTACATCCCCTTTTTTGATGTAAATACAATACTTATCTTCTTCTTCTATTATATCACATATCTTGTGTCCACCGTAAACCTCTTGACCCACAGCATAGTGCATTGAATCATTTTTATAGTCCTTACCTATTGTTATCTTTCTAATTATATTATTTTTCATTTTTATCTTCTTTTTCTTTCGGCCAATTTATTGTACCGTCATCTATATTGACGTCATACGTACCGTATTCTCTAAGAAGAAGATCTTGTATTTCAGATATATTTACCTGCTGTTTTTTCATTTCATCTAAAGCTGTTTGCTTTGAAACCTCCATTTTGCCAATATTAAATTGTATTGCATTTATAGTATTAACAACACTTTGCATTTGCTTCAAATGCTTATCGTGTATTTTTACTGCCTTTTCTTTTACCTGTACTGTTTTATCTTTTGCCATTTTTATTTAATTTTATTTAATTATTATTTATTTATAAATCATACTTAGTCATTAAGTAGTTTTCTATACTTGTATTTTCTGCATCTGTTACAGCTCTTTCTATTAGTATCATTTCATACACATCTCCATCAAAACCATTAATAGCAACATTACCAGCTGCATTCCCTTGAGAGCCAATTTGAAAGAAAGATCCACCTGAGTCAGTTCTATTCCATGTCATTTTTCCTTCTATACCTATATCGTGACCAGTTAAACCGAGACTAGTATTTGCATTTTTATAAAACGACGAACTATCGCCATCAGATCTTATAGTCCAAAGTTCAGTATTAGTTGTTAGTAGTTGGTCAGTTACCATAGCTGCTCCGGGTCCTTCTGAAGTTGATTGAGTATAAAAACTAACTGTGGGCTCATCATCTGTTCCACCACTTACATTAGCATCAGGATGTTTAAGAAATACCATGTTATTCTCGTTACTATCGTCATATGCTGACATGTGTATAATTATCTCGTCACTAGTTGGAGTAGCTATATCTGCTTTTGCAACATAGTATAAAGTGTAGTTATCAAGTCTCATCACACTTGAATTAGACAATTTGTTTGTCTCTATACCACCAACACTACTTGATCCAGATTGATGCCAACAACGCAAAGCATCATTCGAGCCATCAAATTTAGCATAGGTCTTACTATTTGTTCCTCCAGTTTTATAAGCTGGACGGTTTCCTGAAAAAGGTGCTTCTAAAAAAACTCCAAGTTTATTACCACTTGTAGATGAGTTATCTATTCTCTTTATAAGATCACCGTCACTAGAAACATTAGTTGAGCCAGTGTCTGTGTACATATTTCCAGCAACAGTAAAATCCCACCAACCTACAGTGCCTGATACTGAGTTTGGATCGACAAACACCGATTCGCCAGAAATAAGTGAACTAGATGATATTGAATTTCCTAATCCTAACATTATTCTCCTATGTAAAGCATTATTGGTGTAGCAGCGTTATTAATCACCTTTGTCCATCTACCATATATTGTAACTCCTTTTGGAAAAGTAATAGTATCAGCAACTTGACCACCAACCCCAGATTCCCCAAGATCAGGTGATAAAGCCAAATCATGAGCGGCGTCATCTGTTCCAATAAACTCTAAACCTGCTGCAACATTGTTATCGGCAACTAAACCATTAGTTGCATTAAAAACTGTATCTGCTAACATTGTTATAGCTACAAATACTTTTCCTGTTGGAGGTGTTAGGGTTGCTGTTGTAGCACTAATCATGCTGCCCATTTGTCCGAAGCCATAAGCGACTTCTGTTGAATTTAATCCCATGTTATTTATTATTTATTTTTGTTGTTCATTCTTTTTTGACGATCCGCCGAAAAAGAAATCGACTACCGTATTAACTTTTGCGCTCATTGCGCCAAATATCGTAGAGATAAAACTTATCTCAAATTCTCCAAGATCCAAGTCTCCCATTACGAATACTCTAAACATCATGAAGCTCAATCCAAAGTACGCTGCCGTAAATAGAGTTGCAAGTATCTTTTGAATAAGTGCATCGTCTTTGTACATATCTCTAGCGCTCTTTCTGTCTTCGACTTCTTTTGCGAAAGCTTGTTTTTCGGCGTCGAGTAGTAAACGTTTGAGAGCATGCTTCGCTTCATCTCTTTCTTTGTCTGTTGTAATAACTTTGTCAAGTATTCCTTCTGCATTTTCTACTACCTTACCGAATAAGCCACCTATAAATTTTCCTATCATCGTTCATTATCTTTTATCATATCATCGATAGACTTATTCATTACCTTATCGGTGTATGATTTGTTA